TTTGACCCCTCAGCAATATGCCGTTGAAGTCCTTAAACTGGAGAAGTGAAATGAGCACACCTACAACCTCCCGCACACCACGAGACCTTGCAACCCGCGACCGTACTGTTCGTGAGTACCGACCACCTAGCACGCTGCCAGATCCGACCCCGGAAAGTGGCTACGTGTTTCGTTGGGTTGCTACGCACGTCATGGGCAAAGCGGACCCGACCAACGTGTCCAAAAAGCTGCGCGAAGGGTGGCAGCCGGTGCGAGCCGAAGACCACCCAGAACTGATGCTTGAGGGCTCGGCAAAAACGGGTAACGTGGAAGTCGGTGGCCTGATGTTGTGCAAGATGCCTGCTGAAATGGCAAAGGCGCGTGACCGGTACTACTCCGATCAGGCTTCTGCGCAGATGGCATCTGTGGACAACAACTTCATGCGAAACAGTGACCCCCGCATGCCGCTCTTTGCGGAGCGCAAATCGACGTCAAGTCGTGGCGGGTTTGGTAACGGCAACTAACTAGGAGATTGCGATGGCATCTACTGCTGCCCCTTATGGCCTGCGCCCTGTTCGTCGAGCTGACGGCATGGCTTACGCGGGTTCGACGAACACGTATTTGATTGACCCCGCCGGCTTGGCGTCCAACATCTTCACTGGGCAAGTTGTTCACATCAACACCAGTGGCTATTTGGCGCTGTCTACCGCTACTGGCGCCGACGGCACCACCAATGCGTTCCCGGCCGGCACTACGCTGACTGGCTCCATCGGTGTGTTCGTTGGTTGCGAGTACGTCAACGCCCAGGGCCAGACGATCCATTCGCAATACTACCCCTCGGGCACGACGGGCGTGGTTCGCTGCAAGGTGATCGACGATCCCGCCGTGATGTTTGCTGCGCAGTGCAATGGTGCTGTAGCACAATCCAAGTTGGGCGAGAACACGTTCTTTGCCGCCGCGCAATCGACTAGCACAGGCTCCACTGCCACGGGCAATTCGACCAGCGCATTGACTGCCACCACCGTGAATACCACTGCCGCGTTTCGTATCATGGGCTTCGTGGTTGTGCCAGGCCGCTCGGCCATTGGCGACAACTTCACGGACGTGTTGGTGCGTTTCAACCCCGGCTATCACAGCTTGACAAACGCTGTTGGCCTGTAAGGAGTAAAGAACATGGCTATTTCTCGTTCGCAGCTCCTCAAGGAGCTTCTGCCAGGCCTGAACGCACTGTTTGGTTTGGAGTATGCCCGCTACGGCGAAGAGCACAAGGAGTTGTACGAAATCGAATCTTCGGAGCGCTCGTTTGAAGAAGAGACCAAGCTGGCCGGTTTTGGTGCAGCGCCTGTGAAGCAGGAAGGTCAGTCCATCGAGTACGACAACGCGCAAGAGGCGTTCACCTCGCGGTACACCCACGAGACCGTTGCACTGGGCTTCGCCATCACGGAGGAAGCGGTTGAAGACAATCTGTACGACTCGCTGTCTTCACGCTATACCAAAGCCCTGGCACGCGGCATGTCGTACACCAAGCAGGTGAAGGCTGCTTCTACGCTGAACAACGGCTTCAGTCAGACGGCTCTGGGCGGCGACGGTGTGTCGCTGTTCGGCGTGAACTCAGGCGGCACCCGCGTAGGGCACCCGCTGGTCAGCGGCTCGGTCAACCACAACAGCCCTACCACTGGCGTAGACCTGAACGAGACGTCGCTGGAAAGCGCTGTCATTCAGATTGCCGGATGGACGGACGAACGTGGCCTGCTGATTGCCGCCAAGCCGCGCAAGCTGGTTGTGCCCGCTTCGCTGATGTTTGTGGCCAAGCGTCTGCTGGATACCGAGCTGCGTGTCGGCACCACTGACAATGACATCAACGCGCTCAAGCAGATGGGGGCCATCCCAGAAGGCTACACGATCAACCACTTCCTGACCGATACCAACGCCTGGTTCTTGCTGACCGACGTGCCTAACGGCTTGAAGACGTTTGAGCGCGTAGCGCTGGCCACGTCGATGGATGGTGACTTTGACACCGGCAACGTCCGCTACAAGGCGCGCGAACGCTACTCGTTCGGCTGGTCTGATGCACTTGGCATCTGGGGTTCGGCGGGTTCGTCCTGATGAAGCATTAGTAAAATCAAGCAATTAGCGAGATTTTAAGCCCACTTCGGTGGGCTTTTTTGTGTACGATTGAGGTTGTAGAAAACACGGAGGTCGGCATGGGGTATTTTACGATAGGTGCGTCCGCGAGCATTAGCCGCTTTAGTACAAGTGGACAGACTGTGCTAGCAGCCTTGCGAGACCAGGTAGCCAAGTCCCGTGCAGTCAACCCTATTGACTCTACCCCTTGGTTTAAGCCACGCACATGGGAAGTTGGTGTTAACTATCCGCAAGGCACCGTTGTTGTTTCAACAGCCGGGGTGAACTGTTATATCCAAAAGTTCTCGTCAGGCGGCGTTGGGGGCATCTCTGCTGCAACGGGGTCTGGGCCTGTGGGCAAGCAGTCGTCTCGCGTGGTTGATGGCACGTGTGTCTGGGAGTGGGTTGGTACTGTTCGTGGGCAGAACAATTACAGTGCAACCACCGTACAGGTACTCACGGCAACGGCAGCACTGGCGACACTGAGTAACCCCATCACAAGGAGTCTCACCGTTGCGGGTATCGCATCTGGCACAAACGTGGTTCGCTTTGATGGCGGTATTCCTACGGAAGTGTCTGGCGCTGTTTTAATGACAGGTCCGAACAGCAACACCGCCACATCCCCTGTTCTGACGGACCCAGGGCAGTCCCACAGTATCACGTTCATGACCGACGCTGACAAGATAGTTCTTTCGCAGCAGGCTCCAATCTACAACATCACGGCGGCGCAGCTACTGATTGAAGTCAATGATGTTGCGCTAAGTGATAGTTTCTACGGGTACTCCAGCACAGCGTCAGCGGCCCCAAATGCGTCGTTTATTAACCCAGGATCTTTTGTAATCGACCTTTCGTTCTTGCCTGTTGGTACTGTCAAAAAGGTGAGGGTCTTTAGCCTGTACGCTTGGAAACAGGTGAGTTACTCTTCGCAGTTCAAAGTCTGGCAACCTACAGACCTAGACACCCTTGTCATCACAGGTGAGGGCGACTCTACGATGGGTGGTGGTAATGCTGCTGCAACGCAACCGGGCACATGGTTTAACCGCATGGCCCGCAAGCTGGGTTTTGCTGGCATGTGCAATATGGCAGTCGGCGGCACTCGTTTCAGTGATCCAGGTGTCAAGACGACGTTCGGTGAACGACTAGATCGCCTGCTGCAAACTAACGCTGACATCTACTGCATCACAACTCACAACGATGTTGGATTTAGTACATCTGTTAGAACCCAGGCGTTCACAACATATTTCCAAAAATTCCTGACAAAAGCGCCTGGAAAGTTCCTTGTTGTGTTCGGCTGCATACCACTGCAGGGCGAAACGGAAGCTGCAAACACTGGCCCAGGGGGGGACTACTACTTGTGTGAAACAGATCTAAAGGCAGCCGTTACCCAGATCAATAGCCCATACATCATCTTTGTACCAGTGGTGCTAGACCCTGTTGGACAGTGGGTAGACGGTACTGGGTCAGCAGAGGCACCTAATGGTACGGGCAACGCAGACTGGATGTGGGGCAGGGACCAGAATGGTAATGTGGACGGGCACCCCCTGTGGCGACACTCGATATACATGGGCAACAGGTTTGCTGACGCGCTTTGTACAGCAATGGCCGTCTAGTTAAAGCGCACACGCGCAGCACAGTTCCGTAGGGGGTGTGGCTGCCCGCATTGCGGGAAGGAGCGTGTGCAGGCAACATTGATATCGTCAAATGGTCAGATTATGTTGGCAACCTTCGCCAAGGGCTTCCAGTCGTCGGCGTTCGTTAAATTCTAGCCCGCGCACACCACAAGGCACCAAAATGGCAGACTACATTGGTAATTCCACAAAAGCCCCGGAACTGTTGGAATCGTCACTCAAGACGATACTGATCCCGTCCGCCAATTTCACGGGCACGTTGCTATCCGGCGGCACGACCACGGTAGCCATCGTGGGCGCCACTGACACGGTCTACGGCACGTTTGTGCTGGATACCCTCAACACCCCCGTGGCATCGGGTCTGCTGACGAATTTGCCGTCACAACTGCGATTCTCGGTCACGTCGGGCACGGGCACTTTCCGCATTGAAGTCTCGCCCAGCGTCTAACGGGCTTTGACCACGCGCGCTGCGCGTGGTATAAAGAGGCGACCGGGCTACCCGGTGTGTCAGACTGTCCCGGCAGACTTCATGCAGACTGGCGCACCTTATCGCATGAGAGGCACAC